AAGTTAAATGCAATATTTCGTGGACGGGTTTCACTCCCGCCATATGATGATGTAAATCCCGAATATTCCAGGTATCCCGCACCCGTCGTATTAGCCCAGGAAGGACCGCTAGAAGTATAGATGACCCCATTGTAACCATGGCTGTGTTCCTCAACGTTCGCGCCCTGAGCAGACAGGAGAGTCCGTCCTGAATCAATTCCTCTTCCATCATCCAACCCACGAATGAATTCGCCGCGTAAATCTGGCAATTTATTTGTCGGATAAACTTTTGCCAGTTCCGGATACTCTTCGGCAGAAAAAGCTGCACCGTTGCATTTCAGCCAGCCTGTTGGCGGTGTGACTGAAGGCCACGGAACAGGCACACCTACGGGTAATGCAGAGCCTTCTCCCAAACCAAGGTATGAAAGAATATCTTTCCACCCGGCACCATTGCTGTTTGGATCAGATAGATTTCCTTCTGTTGTGTTAATGAATATTCTTTCCCCATCGTTCGAGATGAGCATCGCCCCTGACGGATATCCAGAAATCTCCGAAGCAAATTCAGAATCAAAAGTATTCAGCGCCCCGGTGCTCGACCATCTACCCAGAGCAGAAAGTTCGTATAAAATTTGGTTCATATCCTGGCCTTTTGGCGGCAAACCGCCAGCAGATTTCAGGATCATTGTTATTGGAGGAAACCCCTGTTCATACGATGCTGAGTTATCACCTGCAGGGGTGGTTGGCAATATTGCCACTCTCCGTCCATTAACTCCAAATGGCTTAGGTTGTTTTTTAGGTGAGTCAGAACGATTCATGCTTAATTCCTATAAAATGTGCCGTCATTAAATGGATATGCATCTGTAGCAAAACCAAAGTATGGGCTTACAATTTGTTTGATATTTACCTGAACTCCACTTGGTACAGGAGTCACATCGTAATTTGTTAAAATCGATTCTTCGTAGGGAGCAAGTGAGAACTCAAAATTTATACCAATGGTCATATCTCTGTAATTGACACAATATGCTCTGCCTCGTTGATAAAAAAGTATTTTAAGAAATTTATTTATATCAGGAATGGTTGCCACACTGATGTTAGTAAAAGCCTTGCAGAGTATTAATGTTCTGTAAGCATCATCCCCAAGCCTGACATTCGTTGTTTCCTGAATGCCGACGTAAAACGGAGAATTATTAAATGGTGCCGGGTAATCAGTACTCCCATCATCTGCTTCGCTAAATCCAAATGAATCGCTATCTATTGGCGCAACAATATATCTGCTTATGCCAACAATTTTCCCCCACATATCAAGCCCGAATGTTTCGCAGGTAGTTAAATCCCATACCTTTTTAATGAATTCCTCTGTGAAATCATCAAGACTCACTGCCTGGTTAAATGTGTCTATGATGGACAATAACTTCTTACTTGCTGAGTATTGGGTAAGTATTGTGTCTTCCCACATGCCTCACCCCTCACGATAGAATTACGGTAATATCTGATTCCTGAATTGTCGGAACCTGGTCGATACCCATTGTTATTGCTGGCCCATAGGCTGATCCATCAATGGAGACTTCAAGTGATAAAATCCCAACGGTGTCAGGTGATATTGAAATAACCGGAGCGTAATACTTACCGGCGTTAATGGTAGAGCCTATCCTTGCCTTCCCGATCCCATCATAACCACCATTGAAAACTGATACGATCATGCTTTTCACTTGTGATGTGATATCACTAGGTGGATTAAGAGATCTATCCAGCTCAACACTAAAATAAACCCTCGTCGGAGTTGCTTTTTGCCACTGCATTACATAGGAAGGGTATGGAGGCAGATAGTTAACATTGTCGTAAACCGTGTACGAGGTATCTCCGTTCAGATTTGCTCCAGGGTTGTACGTCTGGAAAATTGACTCCGCTACATCCTCATCAGTTCCACCATACACACAGATGTAAATAGAGTGCGCCACCACAGGGAAGTTAGTAGCTCCCTGATTTACTGTGGCTGCAGTTCTGTTTGACCATACATAGGCATCCAGCACACCATTCGTAGCCAGCAAGGCAGATAGTGTCGATGCGTCCTGATTACGGCTATTTCTCGCGACCGACTGCTTGCGACGTGTTTCAAATGCAATACGTGATTCAACATCAACGCCAACAACGCCTGGGCTCGCGTTTGTGATCGCATCCCATCCAGATACTGCACGGTAAATCTGATTTAATGCACCTGCTGCACAGGGTATTGGTCCGGTTGTGTTATTTACAAACTGAACATCAATGCTTCCTGATGCTGGTATTGTTGCGATGTCGATAGACCGGTAAATATATCCATTGGTATCAATGGCTGTGCTTCCCGCGGGGATTGTCGTTCCGACCTGACCAATGCATGTTGCTGTAACAACTGTCCCCTGAGCAGCGATCCGTTCCATAAAGTAAATCCGGCCAATCCCGTCCTGGAATCTGCCAGTTGAGAAGTCAGGGTTAATTTGATTAAACAAACAAAGAAGTTTGTCGTATTCCTGAGCAATAATTTCAGTGTCAGACTGTGCGATCTGCCCTTGCGGTGAACTCAGTGATTGACTAGCACCACCGCCAAGAGCCGTTGACATGTCTGTAAGTCTTCCCGCCAGCACATCCGCTATGTCGGGAACTGAAAGACCGTTTTCAGTGATGGTTACATCAGGAACAGCCGTATTTAATATCGTCATAAGGTGGCCTGTGCAATATTACCATTGATATCTGTAACGCGGATTGTGCCGCGAGTTGTGCGTGTATTCTTGTCAAAGAAAACTGATGCCAGAGCATCCTCAACAACGGGTAATTTGAGTGCTTCAGCCTGCATTTTCTGAGCAATAAAACCAGGAGATGGTCGCCTGCCAAGAACTTCTGCCTTCCATGGGATCCCAAGTGTATTGTCGTAATAACACTCTCCTGAAAACACCAGGCATGCACTGGCGACATCCTGAGCAACAGAATATGATTCTTCTGCGATCGCCAGATTGCCATTTCCGTCAAGCGTCAAGTCCCACGTAGATGTGTCCAGTTGCATAGTTCTGTATGTCATGTCGGTTTATCCGTTGCATTGGAATTTATTGTTGCCCCACCACTTTGTACACCTGAAACAGAATGTTTGTGATTGTTATAATTGTCCCTTAAATTTTTAACAGTAGATGACTGTGAACTTGCGTTATCCTGAATATCACCGCTAACTTTAAGTAAAGGAGTATTCATGTTGACTCCATCAGGAGCATCAATATTTAACGATGAACATTTAATATTTAGTGGGTTAGGCGTGGTTATGTTTATTGCACCATCAGCAAATTCAATGAATTGAGTAGGTGCAATATTTAATACCCCACCAAGATAAATTGCATCAGATTTACTGTGTCGCCTTTTGCTTCCAGGTACTGATTCTTTACGATTTTTTCTTACCAGTGATGTGTCTTTGTCACATATCGCAATCAGACCAATATCACCCGCCACAGGGTCCATAATTACAGCGCTGTTTCCTCTTTGCAACCGCCATACGGGAAGGTCATATAAAACCGAGTTAGAAATCATTTTTCCTGTACGGTCTGTTCTGGTTAGTAAAGGAAGAGCGTCAACAACTAAATCCGGTGCTTTCCCCCTGACTTCCTGAACTCTCGCTAACTCAATGAAGAAATATCCAGACATCATCATCTCAAAAATATATTCCTGAGATTGAGCCTCACTTACCTGAGCAGGCGTTGGAGTAAATAGTTGCTTATCCATTATTCTGTTGCGCCTCTGCTCTTTGTTCCGCTGTTCTGGCGGCAATACATATTGAGTGCCATGAACCATTTGGCATCCATGATGATAACTCATGCCGAACGGAGGTTAACTTATACCTTCCGCTTGCATGTGGTAGTCCTGTTTTGATATCCACATATCTTCCAATGCAAAGGAGAGATGAATATTGCGTCTGAAACATCAGTCCCCCATTTGAAAATACAGGATATCCAACAAGTCCGTATTCTCTGGATATAAACGGAATTACATCGTCTCTGTTTTTTTCTGAAGGCCAGAACTCTACTTTTGTCGGTGGCGTAGCTGACATCGCCAGTCCATAATCTGAACAGACCCTATAAAGTTGCTCAAAAACACTTCCTTCAAAATGCGGACTTCCTGATGTTGTCATCCCTTTTACATTATTAAACACAGCTTCATAACCTGCACTTGCACAAATGGATGAGATGACATCTTCAACACTTTGCGCCCCCTGCGCTGTAAACGGGCTTGCTGGCATGTTCTGTAAATCAACATTAGAAGAGGCTGTTATCATCAGACTGCTTTCAGGAGCAGAATTCATGTTTGCTATTGATGAAAGCATCGTGCCGGAGAAAACAAGAGAATCATCAGCAAATACCTCAACATTTAACTTCTGACCTTCCCCAACAATACCATCAGCCTTCCCTGATATATCAGCAAGTCTTTCAATTCCTAACCCGTAAAGAGATATATCAGCCTGAGCACCTCCCCGACCGGTAACAAAGTTCAGGGATACTGTTGACTTAACATTTCTGATGGAGATTTTATTGTTTCCATTTTTATCAAATGCTGATGATTCATTCGTGAAGTCAAACCGAAGACTGTTATTTTTATACAAGCTCGTTTTCCTCGATGTAATACAGCAAGTAACGGCTACCCAATCCTTCCCATCGCGGGTCCGATTCCCCATCATTATCAATGAAAATAAGGTCTCCCTTAAATCCAAGGTATGGATATCTTACCATCTTATTCCCATGCAGACATGGAACGCCCTGCATAATTGGGACTTCATTAACAGTTAAATCCATGTACATAAAACTCTGTCGCTGAACAATTTTTATATTACATGGCTGACCAGCCAGACTTACCGAAATGGACTGAGATTTGCTGGGAAGAACAGATACTGTAATCATGTACTCGCCTTAACTATATTTTTTGCAATATCTGCCGCTTTTTTTGTTGCGCTGTTTGTGACTTCGAGTATTGGTTTGGATACCGTATCAAGAGCACTCTGAAATTCAGTCTTGATTGTGTCGGAGATTTTTCCAGTGATTTCGCCAACAGATGACTTCAGTGATGACCATGATTTACTTAGCTCATCGACAGTAGATTCCCTGGCTCCGCCATTGGTTATTTGCGGATCAACTCCTACATCTCCCTGCGACTTATTGTTATCCGTTGGCTTCTGTTCTGACTGAGATCCGGAGAGGATAACCTCCATTTGCTGAATGACCTCCTGAAAATCAAGATAAACCGTCAGAAGAGTCACCCCCTTTTGAGAGTTAACTTCGTAATAGTGGTCAACAAGGTCGAAACTCTCCAGAGTTTCCTTCGGCGTTTCAATATCGTATGTTTTTGCAGAGGACAGCATCGTTTTGATTGTGTTCAGCGTGCTGTTCTGGCTTGTGAATGTGAGATCGAAAATATTCGGGATGTTGCCGGAAAAACCAGTAAGACCATTTACGATGATTGCACATCTTACTCTGGCGGGTTCTTTAACTTTGTTGATGGACTGGTATTTCCCTTTCTCCACCGGAGCGTTTGTTATTTGCGCCCTTCCGCTTGGCTGTACGGATGCCATACCACTGAACTCAAGAGCAACCTCGCCAGTTTCCCTGTCACGAATCACATACTGAGGATGCAGAACGCTGTCGATGATCGAAAGCGGAGAGCCACCACCGATAGCATTGAATATGTCTGCTGTGTTTAAATCGATTATGCCCATCTACTCTCCATTAAACAAAAAACCCACCTGACGGTGGGTTTTATTAGTGCTTGTATAGGTTGAACTCTCTATCAAGCCATATAACAAAAAATGTCGATCCAAGACGATAACCAACCATGGCTTTCAAATCATCAAATCTAAAAGCCAAGAAATGATCTACGTCTTCCGTTATATGACTGGGGATACCTGCTTTAATGGCACCCCTTGCAATCTTCTCAAATCCAAGCTTATGCCTACCTTGCTGCTTAATCTCTGCCCATGTTAGTTGACTTAATCTGTATAATTTATCAGCTAAGCCAGCTTTCTCATCTTTTTGGCATTTCGTTATGCAGTGAGAGCTTTGGATGTAACAGAATGAAAATTTCGGTTTCTTTTGATCTGAATTCCCCCCTGACTGCGGCCCTAACTTTAACTTACCTGTAGATTCAGCAGGGGGGATAATCCTTTTAGATTTTCTTGCCATCTCGTTAGTTAATCCGAGTTGCAAAGTACTCTGCCATCTCCTTAGAGCTAATTTCAGAACCACCAACACCCTCAATATAGTTTGATCTCCATGGTGACTCTTCGTGTGTCATGTTCCTCAGTTTCCAGGCAGAAAATTGCCCAAAAACATCCCAGACTTCTTCTAATAGCTCTAACTGTTCTTCGCTGAATTTTTCAGCATCAAAAGACTCTGGAGAAGGGATAGCGCCATTACCATATTGTTTATAACGGCGATAAAGCTCAGGGACAACAGGGCCATGCATCCAAGCTTCCATCTTATTCTGAAAAAGAGGCTCGCCAAGCAACGCCAATGAAAAACCCTGAGCATAGTAAACAAGCTTTTGTAATTTTAAATTAGAGATTGTGTCACCGCTATCCTCGTCACACCGCGACAGGAAGTAGTCGGCGACATCAAAACAAGTAAGCATGAACACACCTCCATCTTGATAGCCACAGCTAAGTATCCAACTATGTCAAATGTCATTTAATACTATAACAAAGCTATCAGCAATCCTTCGGAGGCTAACTTACAACCACTTTAGCGACATGTTTAAACCATTACGTTTCACATTTACTGCATTTTCGCCGAAGTTACCTATAAGGTAATGTCACATTTCCTGCAAGTTTCATGCAATGTTGAAAAGTGAGCTATTCACTTTTCTATGACACCAAACACCAAAAATAGCACTTTTTGCTAAATCATTCGTCCAAGTTGTGGATGGTTTGTCGTTGACACGTTTTCACACACCATTATCAGTCTTGCAAAAGATAAGACTCCATTATCA